TCTTTCAGCGGCCTCGTCGTCCCGCAGTACCTGACGCAGCTCGCCGCCGAGCTTGCCCGCGCCGGTCGGCCGTTCGCTGACCAGTGCACCGCGCTCCCGCTCCCGGCCGACGGCCTCACCGTAAACATCTCACGCGTGACCACCGGCTCGAGCGCGGCAGTGCAGGCAGCCGAAAACGACGCTGTCTCGGAGACCGACATCGACGACACGCTGCTTACCGCTGACGTTCGCACCATCGCCGCCGGGCAGCAGCTGTCCCGTCAGGCAATCGAGCGTGGCACCGGCGTCGACGCCCTCGTGGCGGCCGACATGATCGGCGCGATGGCGACCACCCTTGACGACCAGCTCTTGAACGGTTCGGGTTCGTCCGGTCAGCTTCTCGGCCTGGCGAACGTTTCCGGCGTGAACGGTGTCACCTACACCGATGCGTCGCCCACCGCCGCCGAGCTTTACTCGAAGATCGTCGACGGCATTCAGCAGGTCAACAGCAACCGCTACGCCGGGGCCGACCTGATCGTCATGCACCCCCGCCGCCTGGCGTTCATGCAGGCCGGCGTCGACTCGAGCAACCGCCCGCTGGTCGTGCCCTCGCAGAACGTCCCCAGCAATGCGATGGGTGTCGGTCCGGTCGCCGGTTACGGCGTCACCGGTGCGAGCATCGCTGGCCTCCCGGTCGTGACCGACGCAAACATCACCACGTCGGCAGGCGCAGGTACCGACGAAGACGAAATCTACATCGTTCGTCGTGCCGACATGCTGCTGTTCGAGGACGCCGGCGCACCGGCTCTCGTGCGGATGGACCAGACCGCCGGTCTGAACCTGACCGTGACGATGGTTGCGTACCAGTACGCGACGTTCATTGCAGGCCGCTACCCCGCCTCGATCAGCAAGATCAGCGGCACCGGTCTCGTCGCTCCGACCTTCTGATAGGTCACTGAAATCGTCGGTCGGGCCGGTGCCAGTCCCGGCCCGGCCGACACCTCGACTCTCCGAAAGGACCGCCATGTCTGACGCTTTGTGGCAGAAGCAAGCCCCTAGCCGTGTCCAGAAGCCCTCAGAAGCCGTCCAGGACGCCCCGAAGGCCACTCCGGTCAAGAAGGCCGCCAAGAAGGCCAAGAAGGCCTGATAATGGCTTACACGTCGCTGTCGGTCCTGAAGGACTACCTCGGGATTCCGTCGGGTACGGTCACCGAAGACACGCCGCTGACGGCAGCGATCAACGCCGCCCAAGACCTCGTCGACGGTTACACAAACACGACGTTCGAGACAGTGACCGAAGCGCGGGTGTACCGGGCCGACGATCCGCAGGTGCTGTTGGTTGACCAGTTCCACACCGTCACCGGCCTTGTCGTCAAAACCGACACGTCCAACGATGGCACGTTCGACACGACCCTGACAATCACGACCGACTACGTCGTGCAGCCGTTCAATCAGCCGCCGTTCACGTCGCTCCTGAACGTATCGGGTGACTGGCCGCGGTACCAGTCGGGCCGGCCAGCGGTGCAAGTGACGGCCGCTTACGGCGATCAGAACGCCGCAGCCGTGCCCTACGCCGTCCAGCAAGCAACGCTGATCCTCGCTGCCCGCCTGTATCAGCGCAAAGCGTCCCCGCTCGGCATCATGACCGGGTTCGCTGACTACGGCATCGCCCGTATCAGCCGCCAAGATCCCGACGTCGCTGCGCTGCTGCAACAATACAAACGGCTTGCTACCGCCTGATGGCCGACTACACCGCCATCCGCGATGGCCTCGCAGCCCGCCTCGACACGATCGACGCGTTCCTGACAGTCCACGCGACCGTGCCCGGCCGCATCATCGCCCCAGCCGCGGTGGTCGTGCCTGGCCGGCCGGTAGCGGTCTATCACGACAGCATGATTGGCAACGGCGGCAGCCTGACCGTGTTCAACTTCGAACTGGTCTGCGCCGTGCAGTCAATGACCGAAGAGTTCGCCCAAGACGCGCTCGACGACCTCATCAGCGGCCCTGACAGCGTCCCGACAGCGATCGAAGCCGACCCGACCCTTGGCGGTGCGGCAACAACTACGCAGGTTCGCCAGGCCGTCGACTACGGCGTGGTAGCCTTTGCCGACACCGAGTTTGTTGGTGCCCGTTTCCTTGTGGAGGTTTACGCCAGATGACTAGCTACACCGTCACGTCGCACAACCTCGCCGGGCATGACCACGGCGACACCGTGACCGACGACGACCTCGAGGGCGCGAACGTGCCCGCATTGATCGCCGGCGGGCATCTCGCCGAAGCGAAACCGAAAAACAGCCGTAAGGCCAAGACAGAAAGCGAGGCCGACTGATGGCCGTTTTTCTCCAGAATGATGTTCAGGTGACCGTGAACTCGGTCGACCTTACCGACCATGTCGCGAGCGTGACGTGGACCGAGAGCGCCGCCGAACTCGAAACCACGGCGATGGGTGACAGCAACGTGACCCGCATCGGTGGCCTCAAGGACGGGTCAGTGTCGATCGAGTTTCATCAGGACTTCGCTACGTCCAGCGTCTACCAGACGCTTTACCCGCTGCTCGGCACGACGACCACCGTCGAACTGACCCCGACCAGCGGAGCAGTCGCAGCCGACAACCCGAAGCACTCCGCCTCGGCCCTCGTCACCGAACTGCCGGTCCTCGACGGTTCCGTCTCTGACCTCGCGACCGTGTCCGTCACATGGCCGCTGTCCGGCGCTGTAACGGTGAGCACTAGCTGACCATGCTGGATATTTCGATCTCAACTCGACTGGCAAACGAGACCGAACCAGTCACAAGCAAACCGACGATGGGGACGCTGCTCCAACTGGAGCGGTATTTCAACCTGCCCAGCGCCATCGAAGCGTTGCAGAACACGAAGATCGAGCATGTCGCGTGGTTGGCGTGGGAATCACGCCGCCACGCCGGCATGACCGTCCCGACGTGGGAAAAGTTCCGAGACACCCTCGTCGACATCGAGTTCGACAGCGACAACGCCACCCCTTTAGCCGAAGGGGAACCGCCTACGGCATAGCGTCTTTGGCTGTCGCTACCGGGCAGCCGATCAGCGAGCTTGAGAACGCTTCCCCGGCCGTCATCCGTGCGTTGCGGGCGATCCTGCACGAACAGCACGAAGCGCAACAGAAAGCAGCACAGAGGCTCTGACAATGGCCGCACAATCGTTTAGCTATGACCTCGGCGAATACCAGGGGCGACGCGTATCGGATCGAGGCGGCCGGAACCGTCACGCGTCGATGACGCCAGGCAGCATGGTCGAGGTGCGTGGGTTGCGCGAGCTGCGGCGAGACTTCCGCAAAGCCGGGAACGACATGTCGGACTTGAAAGACCTTCACAAGTACATCGCCGACGACGTGGCAGGGACGGCTAAGACGAAGGTGCCGGTACGGTCCGGTCGACTGCGAAACTCGATCCGCGGCAGCGGCACGAAAACCGCGGCCAGGGTGCGGGCCGGTAACAACCGCAAGTCAGGCCCGACGTCAGTGCCTTACGCCGCGCCGATCCATTTCGGGTGGGGCCGCCGGGGCATCAAACCGCAGCCGTTCTTGTACGAAGCGCTCGACGATCGCCGCCAAGAGGTCATCGACCGTTACAACGACGAAATCGACAGCATCATCCGCAAGGTGTTCTAGGGTTACCGTATGGCAGCAAGCTCGAGCGTCATAAACGTCGCTATTCTCGGCGACGCTAAAGGGTTCAAGCGGGCTGTCGGCGAAGCAAGCACCAAGCTTGGCAAGTTCGGCACCCGTGTCGGCAGCATCTCGACCAGCGTCGCCAAAGGGTTCGGCGTTATGGGCGCAGCCGCTGGCGGTTTCGCGATCGTCGGCGGCAAACACTTTTTCAACGTCGGCGAGGAACTCGTATCGCTCGACCAAAAAATCAACACCGTCTTTTCGGGTCAGTCACTCGACCAGGTAACCGGCTGGGCAGACGACGTCGCCGCCCGAATGGGCCTCACCTCAACACAAGCAGCCGGGCTGGCAGCGAACGCCGGCGACCTACTGAAACCGATGGGGTTCACGGCCGACGAAGCCGCC